TAGTTCATACAAATGAATTAATCCATCAACATACAGCTTCTGGAAATCACTATTCAGGGTCATAAGTCACCTCGTCATAGATTGGATTTCCATCTTTGTCTAAGACTGGCACATCATCAAAAACAGGATTTCCTTCACTATCAACCGCCTGAACCCATTCAAAAACTGGCTCACCATTTTCATTAATGACTGGTTGATTCGACAAAATAGGCGTACCGTTTTGATCAGTTTGAATGTGGGTTACTGGCTTTTTATAGTTCTTACCATCCACAATTACAGCTTTTCCTTCATCATCAAATAAATCTTCGTATTTAGTGATATAGGTCAATTGCGGTGCATATTTTACTTGCTGGACCATACGCGGTTGTTTTTCAGTACGTGGAATTTTTCTGACGATTGTCTTCTTGATACTGTTTAAACGAATATCAATCCAGCGCGGCTCACCATTTGCATTGTTCGGAATATCGATTGGTGCATCAAGATTTGCAACTATATCGCCCTCATCATTTAGCTTTTTCTTGAATGTCTTAATTTCAAGATCACCATTTTCCAATGTCTGATATTCAACTGCACAAATCTTATTGCCATGAGTGTCTGTAGGAATTTCAATCCACCAGCCTTCTTTAGCGAATCCAGAAGAACCTTTAACTAAATAATGACCAATACCCAACTTCTCAAAAGCAAGAGGTTGTTCAGCGGCTTCATCGTTAGGTTCAATTTTATCTGCAAATAGCTTAACAATCGGAGATGCTGACTTGATGAAACCATTTGCATCCACAGTTGTATTTTTTGATGACAAGATTTTACGCCATGGCTGAAAAGTATTTACATTCCAGTTTGCAGATCTAATATAAAAATCAGAGTTATGCGTTATGCTTAATTGTGCACAAGCATCAGTTGAATCGTTAATATCTAAATTAATAATTGCTTGCGAATTGCTATCGGGATAATCTCCAGCACTTGAAATATTAGCTCCATTATTTTGCCAATAAAAGGCATTACCACCTCCTCTCAATGTTGATAATTTTTGACTACCTAATAGAATTGACTTTCCAACTCCAAAAGCACCAACTTCCATCACATTCCCAGCAGCAGTACCTACATAACGACTAGCTGCATGTGTCCAGTTCGTAAAGTTTTCATTCATTTTTGCGCCAGTTGAGCGAAATGTGTCGCCGCCTGCGCCAGTCGGAGCTGAACCAAGATTAACAGTTTGAATCGTCATTTTCTTACTCGCATAAAAAAAGCCCCTAAATAGGGGCTTTAAAGGGGTTTAAATTAAGGGTAAAAAACTTGGGTGAATGTTGTTGAGATTTGCCAAACATCACCACCTAAACAACGGGGTTGATATTCACCTGTTTTAACTCGAACCTCACCATCTAAAGGCGAATCCCAAAGAAACGAGTCAGCTCCTTTGTGATCATCAAAGAATGCTTTGATTTGCATAATTTCGGCTTTTTTTGCTGTCCGTGAATATTGCCAAGTACCTGTTCGGTTATTGATTCCTATTGAGACATTTTGCTCATATCCATCACCAAACTTAGATGACAAAGTATTAAAGCTCTGTGAACCTGAATTACCCTCTAAATCTTGGCACCAAGTGAATTTACGATTACTCATCTTTTTTTGACCACTCAACTTTCATACTAACCGGACTATCTTTAAAACGTTTTTTGCAACTTTCTAGATCCTTCGTATCTTGATCTGGAGCGAATAAACCTGCCCGCCTACTTTCACGAACTCCCCATTCTTTTAATTGCTTGTCCATTAAGTCAGCAATTTTAGTACTCTTAGATTGTTTTTTAAAAATGAGGGTGAATGACAATCCAAAGACGAAACCCGTTGCATATTCAATTAGATTAAAATCAATTAAATTTGCACTTATGTAGAAAACTACAGCAATCAATAAAGCAAGCAGAAAAGTCATAATGTACTTTTTCACTTTTGTACTCCCATTAAAAAACCCACTCATTCGAGTGGGTTACTTTGATAATAAACCGCCTTGTCGCTGTTGTTGACTTAAGTACTCATTGACATGCCGCGCAATCGCCTCACCTAACCCTATATGCTTATGAGCCACCGATTTAAGAGCTTCATATTGCTTTTCGCTCAAAACAAAAATTACACCATCAATATCTACAAGCCAATTATCGAATTGGATAGGGAAAGTTTCCCCATCTCGTTCATAAGTCTTATTTGCCTCTCTTCCACGTTGACCAACATAGGTTACTGTGCCGCCCAGTAAACGTGTTACTTCATCATGATTACCGGTGTATTGCCCTGTTTTCTTAAATTGAATTGCCTTCATATTCTCACTTCCTGAAAAGCAATAAACCCACTCAGTAAAGTGGGTTTATTTGGGTTTAAGTGGTTAAATTTAGGTATTAGCGTCTCACTAGATTAAACAAGACACCACCTTGACGGCTTTCGCGTCTAGCCCATGCGTCCATTGCATTATTCAGAGATTCAGCAATTTGCTTTTGCCCTTGTGTATTGACGCTTGCGGCTCCATCAGCAAACGTAATTTGCTGACTAATTTGCACATTGCCCTCACTAGACCCGTTTTGACGATTATTTAAATAATTCGTCAAATCTTTGTTCTGTTGAGGGTTTAATACACGTTCACCACCATCTAAAAGCCATGTACCTTCACGCGGGATATTATCTATACCGTTGTGGGCCATACCTTGGATTGTTTGAGCTGCCATGATACCAACTGAAGCGTAACCTGTTGCCCTAACAACTCCAGCCAAAACACTTCCATAAGCGCCACCTTGTGCCAGTGCTTTTGTAGCCCCCTCTTCTGTGTTAACAATTGCTTGAGCTATTGAAGCAGCCTTAGAGGCAAAGAACATAGTTTTGTAAAGCGCATTTGACTTCCCAACACTTTGCTCTAATAGTGCGGTCATGTCTGAAAAAACCTGCCCCGTCATTCCAGCAATTTGCGAATAAACTTGCATCTTGGTTTCAAAATTCTGTTGATCCAAATCACGCTCTTTTTGTGCGTAATCTGCATCAAGTGCAGCTTTTGCTTTCAAAAACTGTTCACGAGCAGCCAACAATTGAGCGTTACGCTCACTCTCATTTTCAATCAATTTAATGCCAGACACTTCATCGTTGTAGGATGTTTGGAGTCCTCCGAAATCTGAAGAATATTGATTTTGCAAATTAAACTTTGAAAACTCTTCAGGATTAAGTCTATTAAATAGAGATTGAGCAGAGTTCTGACCAACTTGAAAGACGCTGTCAGAAGCTTGGTTTAAAGTTTCAAAAATTGCATAATCCTTAGATTTTGCCATCTCTTCGCGAACACGTTTACTTAAACTATAAGTTTGAAGTATTTCTTCACGTTCACGTTGGTAACGCTTCACAACAATTTCAGTCTGATTTAGATAACCCTCAAACGCCGACTGAATTTGTGCATCTTCTTCGCGTTTTACGGCAGCAATTTCAACTTGTTTTTGACGCTCAAGAGCAGCTTTAATCTCTAAAGCTTTTTTCGATTTCCCGTACTCATACTCGGCATTAGAGTCGATTAACTCTTTTTGTCGATCAAAGTTTTGTTCAATCTGCTTGATTCGATCAGTTTCAAAAGCAAAGTACTGGTTGTACTCTTCCTTTTTATCAGACTCAAGTTTTGCAATTTGAGCGGCATATAATGCATTCTCTTGAGCAAGCTTTTCTTTTAACTGCGGTGTACCAGCGTACGCAAGTGTGATCTTATCAATATTATCTTGATGCTCCTTTGCAAGTCGTTGAGCTTCAGTGTAATACCGTGCGTTAACTTCTTTTCTTGCCTCATCAATAGCCTGTTGAGACTCGGCAGCTTTGTTGATTAATTCAAGTTGATCTGCCTGTGTAGGCATTAAAATTGAATTGTCTACAGTAGATTTTCCAGATACTCCGGCGAACCATTTTTGGAAACCGGGTACGTAACCAGCAACCTCTTTGCGCTTGCTATCTGATAGACCACCTTTCAAATAGGTTCTTAAGCCACCTGCACCTGCATTGTAGGCCATTAAGGCTTTTGCACGATCACCAAAATCTTGGTAGTGTTTTTGCAAGTCTTTTGCCGCTGCTGTTGCAACTTCTTCAATCGAACTTTTGGCATTAAGACCATACTGTTTTCTAAATACACTCGTTGTTTGGAAAAGACCTGTTGCCCCAGTATGACTTTTTGCTCCAGCATTCGCCCCAGACTCTTGAAGAATCAAGGCAGCAAGTGTTCCGGCAGGCAAACCATATAAACTTTCCATTTGAGCAAAATTATTTGTCTTTGCAATGCCTTGCGCACGAGCAATTGCCGCCAACTGGTCTTTACTAAAAGTATAATTTTTTAGATTGAAGTTTTCGCGGGCAGCAAGTAGCACATCCTTTGACAATGGTGCTTTAAAAGCATCTTCTCCATTTGTTGCGACTTGTGCATCTGCATA